AGTATATAGGAGAGCCTATCAGTAAAGCATTAGGGGGAATAGAAAATGTCACACATGAAGAAGTCGTTAATGCACCTGACGAAGAAGCAAAACTGGATTGATGATTTAGTTGAGATATTAAAATGCAGATTAAAATATCCTACAACAGATTTAAAAGAAGTTTATGAAGATATAGAAGAAGATATTTATTTGTGTGTTAATGGCGAGCATTTTGATGAGGACTTAGCGAAACAAGCCGTTAGTGAGATGATAAATGCAGGTGGTACAACTGGCGAGAAATGGAGCAAGGAGCGTACTGATGAGGCTGCTCGGATTGTCGGCATCACTGAAAACCTCTGGGATTTTTACTATGTTATTAATATGTACTACAGCGATTACAACACAGTTATCGGTGAAGATATTACAATGGCGGCGAAACTCTCTAAAGCGTTCATTGAAGATGTAGATGTTCCAGAAGGAAAAGCTTATAGATACTACAAATATGTAGTTAAAGATGAATAATTGCGGAAATAATAATGGTCTTCTGGATACTTTAGGGGCTTTAGGTGATTTATTAGGCATACTAAACTATATAGAAAATTTACAACAAACTAAAAATGATGTTATAATGAAAGAACTAAGAAAGCAGGATAGTGTATATTTTAAGCAAATATTAGAGAATCAAGCAAGAATTGAAGAAAAGTTAGATAAGTTACTTGACAAGCAAGAGTAGTTATGATATAATAGAGGTGTAGTCAAGGCTACGCCTCTATTTTAATTATAAGGAAGATTAAAATGCAGAAATTTAAATTGAGAAGTAACGACCTAGATACTTTATATAGTATCTTTAAACATAGTTCATTAACTCCCTTAGATATAAAGCAGTTAAGACAAAATAAATTTTTCTATACTTATACGCCACGAAGAGCAATGGAAAGAAATGAAAGAGTTTTTGTTAGAGTGGCAGATACTTTTGACTGTCCAATATTGTTTAATATGGCAGGTAGAAACTTTCTATATTTTTTTAAGGAAGTTAATGATAGGGATGAGTGGGAATGATAAAAAATAAAATTAGCAAAGAATTTAAGGAATTTTATGGATGGGAGTAATAAAACATGAAAATTATAGCAGTAGATTTTGATGGAACATTATGTGAAAATAAGTATCCAGAAATAGGTGAGCCTGTTACTGGGTATTATCGAGGGTGGAAAGGTGATAAATATTTTTCTTGTCGTTTTAATTTTATTAAGCTTTTAATAGCTTTGCAAGAAATGGGAAATAAAATAATTCTTTTTACTTGCAGAGGTGGTGAACAATTAGAAGAAGCTGTAAGTTGGTGCAATAACCTATTTGGATTAAAATTTGATGCAGTTAATAATGATGTAGAAGAAACTTTACAAAGGTATGCTCCGACTCTTGAATTAAGAAATCAATTATCTGCTACAAGAAAGATTTATGCAGATGTTTATATAGATGACAGAAATTTAAATGCAGATGAATATTTAGAGAAGAATTTAATTTTATTAGATGCAAAATCTTTATATGATATGGGGATAACAGAAAATGCTACAGAATTTTTAATTGAAAGGGTGTTGAATAAATGAGAAAAATAGTTGTGGCTGGTACAAGAGAATTTAATGATTATAGATTATTATGTGATGTTTTAGATTTTCATATAAATGGTGAACAAGTAATTATAATTAGTGGTAATGCTAAAGGAGCAGATTCAATGGGAGAGGTTTATGCTTCTTCTCATAATTTGAAATGTGTAAAATTTCCCCCTGATTATGAAACTTATCCCTCTAAAGTAGCTCCATTAAAAAGGAACGAGGAAATGGCAAAGGAAGCTACAGAAGGAATTATATTTTGGGATGGTGTTTCAAGAGGTACTTGGAATATGATTCAGCAATTAAGAAAATATAAGAAAAAAGTAACTATTATTAACTATAGGAAGTTGGCATAAAATGGATAATTGCGAATTTTATTTATTATATAGCGGTGGGTATGATAGCACTGTGTTGCTTTATGATTTTATTGATAAATTACCTAATAAATTGACGGTAATACATATTGTTACTCAGTATAATCAAGAAGAAACAAAAGCGGCAAGAAAGATAATTGAATTAGTAAAAGATAAAATTCTTAACTATATTGAATTAGAAATGCCTGTTTACAAAACAGAAATAGAATACATTCCTTATAGAAATGCTCAATTTATATTAAGAGCACTTTCAACCTTGACAATTAAAGCAGGATGTGCTATAATATTATTAGGGTTGATAAGAGTAGAAGAACCTTTTCCTGATTGCACACAGTATTGGTTAAAAACAATGGAGAAATTAGTTCAAGTAGAAAATCCTCATATTGGATTAGAAGCACCTTATATTAACAATACTAAAGATGAAATTTATACCGTAGGATGCAAGTTTAAGGTTCCTTTAAGAAATACTTTTAGTTGTAACTTTCCTGTAGATGGTGCAGAATGCGGGGAATGTGGAAACTGTAAATGGAAAGCAAAACATAAATATCCTAATTATTTTAGAGTTATAGAAGGAGGTAAAAACAATGTTTAAAATTATTAATGGTAAGGGAACAGGTTCTAACACGCAAAAGAGTGCAGTGAATACCTCCCCACAAGTAAAGATTACTAGCCCAGCAACAAGAAGAAGTTTATCTTGGCTTAGAAGGGTGCAAACAAGTTTAACTCCAAGAACAAAAAAAGCTTTGGATTGGTTAGAAGCCAATAGTGTTAGATTACCTAAATAATAGGAGAATTAGTTAATGAAAAATGGATATACGTTATTTCTTTCTGGCGTTGAACCAGAAGAAAATTTCTATACTGCAATAGACGTTACTTCTAGTCTATTGCAGTCTTATTGGTATATAAAGCGGCGTGGAAAAGATAAAATTGTAGAACGTTTTGATAAAGTTAAGAAGAACTCTTTGTTAATTGATAGTGGAGCACATACCTTTCTCACTTTAGCAGAATATCAAGATAAGACAGTAGATTATTGGGAAGAGTATATAAAAGGGTATATAGCTTTTGTAAGAAAACATAGAGAAAAAGTATTTGCTTGTGTTGAAATGGATATAGATACTTTAGTAGGAACAGAACAAGTAAATAAATGGAGAGAAGAATACTTTCATTCTTTAGAGGAAGAGGGCATTCCTGTTATTTATGTTTATCATGCAGAAAAAGGATTGGAAGAGTGGGAAAGAATGTGTAAAACATATTCTTATGTAGGATTCTCTTATAATGAATTTGAAGATGCTATTTTAATTGATAAATTATTTGAAATAGCAATGGAATATAAAACTAAAGTACATGGTTTTGCAGTATCGGGGTATAGGGAATTATTAAAACATGAGTATTATACAAGTGACAGTACAAGTTGGATTACAGGAGCTCAATATGGAGAATTAAACTATTTTGAAGGTGGAAAATTAAAGCGGTTAACAAAAGAGAAATGGAAAAATGAATATTATGCAAAAATACTTGATTTATGCACAAGTAAAAAGTTACTAGAAGCAGAGGCTCCTTATGAATTAATGCGTATTAGTGCTTTAAGCTATAAGAAATTAGAAGAGCATGTAAATGATATATTTAGAGGTAAAAGATATTGGATTGGAAGAAAGGAAGTGTCTAAAGTAGCGAGTAAGGGAAATTTACCGCCAGTAGAATGGTTTTCAACTGATATGGAAGATTGGCAAGAATGGGCACAGAAATTAAATATAGATACTAACCTTCCTGATGAAGCAGGTAAATCATTAGTTGTTGCCTGTTACAATTTTGTGACAGATAATCCTATTATAAATGAGTATCCTCTTGAAGAGTTAATTGACTTATGTGGGCTTTTTGGTGATAAGAAGTCAAATACTCTTACCAAGTGCCGAAAAGCCCTTAAAGAGCACTTTACAGCTCTCTTAAAGGGCAGTATGGATTTATCCACTTTGACAGAAGAAGAAGTAGAAGAGAAAAAAAATGTAGCTCCAAAAGAGCGGGAAGAGTATGTTCAAGAAAAAGAGTATGTAGAATGTACTGTTAGCAAGGAAGAGTGTCAAGGTTTATTAAAAGGATTATTAACTTCTGGTGTGACAGATGAAGCAGAGAAAGCTTTAATTGAACAGGGAATAGAGCCTATTTATGATGAGAATGGAAATATTAAAGCAGGTATTAAACGAATAAAGAAAAGAAAATCTTTAAGTTCAAGTGTGATGCCAGAGTTAAGTTGCAATATTTGTACTAAAGCACGGAGATGTCCTTTATATGAAGAAGGAATGCTTTGTGCTTATAATAAAATGTTTAAGCAATTTGATACAAGAAATCCCGAAGATGTAGTAGATGCTATGAGCAGTATTGCAAATTTAAGT